AGAATACATATCTGAGTGCTAGTAATAGACGGCATTGTAGAATATGTCAACGAACATTAGGTCACAAACATCATTTAGAAAATAAAGAAAAAGAAAATCAATCCTGTAGAGATTATTATCAAAAAACTAAACAAATGAAATTTGAAAGGAACTGTGAAAAATGATTACTGTTAGATTGACCACAGAAGCAGAAACTGTTTTAGATGAATATGATATTCCAGAGGATAATAGACTTGGATTAAAAGCAATACAAAACATCATAGAAATGTCCAGACTGTACGATAGAAGCGAAAAGGAGGTTCACCCTTGACAGATGAATTAAAAGGTCATGTGTGGTGGAAACTATCTCCATTTTACTATACATCAATGTTTGATTACAGATGTTTTAGATTAAACAAAGTAAAATTAGGATTGTATAAACATCGATTACGAGATAGACATAGAAAATTAATGTGGATAGTTCAAAAAATAATCTATTCTAGAAAGTGTAAAAACTGCAATCATCCATTATTCAGTCATGTAAGTTATGACAAGACACCTGACAAAAAAGGTGTTTGTATTGATTGGAATTGTGCAAAACCATGTGAGGTTTACGCATGACAAATTCATTATTGTGTTCAGAGTGTGGACAAGATATTCCAATGTCTAAAGAAACCATAAATAAATTTAAGATAATGTGTGATTTATGGATTAAATCATTATTGGAAAATAAAAAATGAATTTTATCATGTATTGTGATTGTAGAAAACCACAAAAAATTAAAAATTCTAATTGTTGTGGTAAATGTAGTGGTTTATTGAATGGGGTTGATGTATGGTGAGTAAATTACATTCTAATCAAACGGTATTGCGTGACTTGGGATTTTGTATAATATGGTTATTTGTATTAATAGTGTTAGGAGTTTCTATGATTCTATTTGGGTATGTTGGACTAGCTAGCGTGGTTTTTATTCTTACAGGTTGTCCAATCTGTTTCATAGCATACTTGACCAATAGGAGACTTCGTTCAGCATGAACGTAAACATGGAACATTTCAATTGGGGTTGGGGTTTTACAGTAGGAATATTTGCAGGAATTACAATAGGGATGTTTCTAAAATGACAGCTCGAGGTAACTGTCCAGCATGAAATGTGTTAAGGATTGGAACCATGTTTGGATAGTTGCACATGATGAAACCAAAGTGTTTCGTAGGTGTAGATTATGTGGTTATGAAGAAATAATGAAAGGTAAGTGGGTGAAGTTAAATATAAAGAGCCTCGCGAGCCAAAAATGGAGAGAACTTTTGGAGTCTAAATCTTGAGTAAAGTTAAATTCTACATTACAACTAATGGTGTAAAAACCCTACAATCAGAAAAGGAAATGTCACAGCAAGAACAAGATAGTTTTATTCACTATCTTGATGATAATTACAAATCTATGAGGACTGATGATTTAAAATGACTAAAGTGTTTAGTGCCAAACCAATAGAATCATCAAAAGTGCTAATACAAGACACAATAAAGCAAAGGTACGGGACATGAAGACGATAAGAACTCCTGAACAAAACACTTTTGATGGTGGATGGGTTGAATTTCATACACACAGAAGAAATAACGAATTATACTATAAAGTAAAACACTGGACTCAAGATAAGAAAGCTCTAATTGTAATAGACCAAGGAAAAGTAAAAGACGAAGCACATCTTAAAGAGTTACAATGTATGGAGAAGGAGATAGAAAATTGAATAATAAACAATGTAATTGTGGTTGGTTACCGTCAGGCAATCCTTACGTTTGTATATTCCATACTCCTATATGCAGGAGGAAGAAGATTGATTAATAAAAAACATATAATATGGACAGAAAAAGATGAATCAGATGCAAAAGCATTTGTTATTGGTGTGAAAAACGGTTGGATTAAAACTATGAACTTTAATGATATATCTCCCGCAATACACTCTATGGATGAGGTCAAGCATGAGTGAAAGTACAAATCCTCTTCTAACAATAAATCTGAAGAAAATACTAAACCCAAAACCACCGTATGAATGTGAGGTTACACGAACCAATCCTGATTTAATAAAACTTCAAGAGCAAGAGCCAATACTATTCCAAGAAGAATATGAAAAATACATCATGAATGATGGTAAGGTAGTTTACACTAGAGAAATTGAAGATGCGTATGATGATGATGAACCACAAAATGAATTAGAAATAATCAATATTGAAGAATGGAATAAATTACCTGCAGAATCAACAGGCGAACTAGCGAAATTTAGAAAAGAGATTGAATCTTGTGTTTGGAAATCTAGGGGTAATGGAATCCATCATTATTCAAAATGGCATAAGTTTCCAGTTTACCATATAGAGACCATGTTTAAAAAAATAGATGTGCCTCAACTAGAATTACAAGAACCTCACACACAACAGTTTCAGGAGGCAGTAAATAACAATGAAAGATAAATGGTTTAAAGTATGGATAGGATGTTGTTTATTCACAATGTTAGTTTTAGTGCCAATAATTGGATGGAGTAATCCATAATGGATGAAAAATATGAATTAGTATCACTAAATAAGAATAGACTCTTGAGATGGTTATTCCCTAGAAGCTATAATAATCAAACACTCCAATATTTTAACAGAGTTACAAAAGTCACTAAAATTAACCAGTTTATTGAGGTTGAGGGATATTGACTCCCGTACAACACTTCCAACCATCAGTAGAGGATGAGAAATGAGTGAAAAAAGGTTACAAGACAATACTATGAGAGATAAAGAATTAGAATCTGCTCTAAAATTACAGGAAATAGTGCAGGAAAGAATACAAGATTACCATAAAAGAAGAAAAGAATCTTGGTATCCTTCTAAAAAAAGAGGCAAGTTATACAAATACGCAAGGTATCTTGAAAAAATGATTGAGGAATCAAAGGCATGACTCACGCAAGACAGTATTACAATTAGGTACCAGGCACAACATTAGCTTAAGCTAATATAAACTCATATAATATATCCCCCCTACCTATATATAAGAAAATGAGGAAAACAGAAACTATCGTAGACCATATATCTAAAGTAAATTTACAACTACACGATAGACTAACCAGACGATTTATGTTATCTGATAGAGATAATGATGTAGATATGATGATGAAGATATCAAGCAATATAGCATACATGCAACAAACTCAGGCAGCACTACACAAAAACCTCTACATAGAAAAACACATCAAGACTATTAATAACAAATTGGATAGAATACCACCAGAAATATTACAATCTTACATGAATCCTACTTTATTGGAACCCATTGAGAATAAATGAGTGAGTCAATCACATCAGCCTTTAGAGATATAGAAAAGAGACTAAATATAGAATCAACTGTTACACCATTACCCAAATTATCTGATAACGATTGGGACTTTGCTAGAATAGATAGAAAATACATAGGCAGGGAAATACGTAATTGGAGTCTTATACCATTCTATCCTGAAATATATCTGGATAATCATCCTAATAAAATAATGAGAGCAGGCAGACAGACACACAAAACCACGTATGCTGCAGACAAAGTAGCTAGTAAAGCACTTAGAAATCCTGGAAAGGAAGTAACCTATGTAGCAGATAACGAGGCACACAAATCAATGTTTAGTAGACAGAGATTTAGAAGAGAAACATTATTAGCTAATGATAACCTTAGACAATTCTTACCACATGGCAGTCGTGCAGCAGTAGATACCATTGAAACCGTAGAGGAGCATGGATCTGTAGTATATATGAAAACTGATGAGGGGGAATACAAGAATGTAGAAGGGGGGAGTAACTACTATCTATGTTTTGATGAAACACAATATCACGATCTACAATTTCAACACCACGCTACATATTCCTTAACTCAAACTCATGGTCAGTTTGAAACATTAGGAATAGGTGGTGAGGCAGGCTCTGAATGGGATAGTAGATGGTTATCTAGTGACCAGAGACATTGGATATATGATGATTATTCAGACTATATGGACCCAGGCACAGGAAGAGTGTGGAAAGGCCAAGGATGGAGGCACAAACTAAGATTTGATACTAGAGGAATTATAATCAACACACCCGAAGAACTCAAAGTAATTCTAGGCGGTAAATGGATAGCACAAAACCCAGATGCTACAGAGATAAGAGGCTATTGGCTTCCTCAAGAGATCTTTGCATCAATTCCATTAACTCGTTCTAGTGCAATTAATGAATATCAGGTACAAGCTAGTGTATCAGTAGAGTGGCAAGAACAAGAACAACCACGTTCAATATACTTATCCCACTGTAGAGGAGAATCATACAAGGCAGAAAGACGACCAATCACTCCTGAGATGATTAAAGCCTGTATGAGACCTTACGAGTATCTCAGCTTATTGAGTGCTAAAGAGGTGAGAGACATTAAAAACAAACATGGCAATGCAGTCGGAATATTGGGAGGAATTGACTTTGGTTCATCATCTACAACGCCTACAACTGTTCTTACTGTTCTTATTCACTGGCGTAAAACTAAACGATTTCAACTAGCCTGGATAGAAAAGATAGCACAGACAGACCACTCACTAGATAAAGCTAAACATATTGCCGAAACCTTTGCAGATTATGGAATAGACATAGGTGTGGGTGATATAGGCCACGCACAAGACATGATACCAATTATTCAATCAGGAGGAAGAGATTCTCAAGATGTGCCATTTAAGGGATTAGGCAGTAAATTCCATTCATGTAGAACTACAGGTCAAGAAATCAAACCAATGATGGACATAAAACAAGAGACAGACATTAGAGGAACAGAACTAGCTAGATTTGAGGTAGATAAAACATCAATCATTCAACAGTTTGTAGACTTTTTAGGCTGGAATGTAGATTGTGCTCATATTAGAGAGCCTTGGAGGGAATTAGTACCAAGTGACACGGCAATCAAAGTACCCAAACTCATGATACCTTATGCTAAGAACTGGGAGGTTGATTTTCTCATTAAAGAATGGATTAAACTAACTAGGAAGGATTTAGAGAAAGTTCAGGACGGCGAGATTGAAAACGGTAAACAGCGAGTCAAGAAAGAGTGGAATCACCCACCTGATTCAATGATGAGTATGATTTATTGTATTGTAGCTTCTAATCAATATGACCCTGACCAGTACAGAATACTGCCTATAAAGAAAAGAAAATGAGATGTAAAAGATGTGGAAGAGCCTTCCGTACGCCTAGTGGAAAAATATGTTGGAAAGAAAAACAACAATGTGGATCTTGTTATTATGGAAAAAAGTGTTATAAAGACAGGCACCTCCACTAATAAAAAAAGAAAGTAATATTAAGAGCATATACAATTTTAGTATTAGTGTCAGAACTTCATCAACCTACATCTGAACGTAATTCCAAAATCGAAGATATAGAACGTGCTCTATTAAAAAGGATAGAAAGTAGTATTGAAAACAGTTCAGCTGACGAACTTTATGAGTTAATTGAATGTATATCTAAATTCACTGTTTATTCTAGATCTTAATGTCTAAACAAAATTCTAGTTTCATCCTACACACTAAAGAAATACACAACATAGAACTCTAAATCAATTTATTAATATTCTTTATATAGTGAATACTCAATGTAGATATGTAATTCTAAAAGAATGGCTAAATGTTTACGTTGTGGAAAAGGGGGAAAGTCCAGACGAGCTAGAAATTGGCAAGACTGGCAGCTATGTTATCCTTGCGCTAAAATTTTACACCCCAAAGAATACGAAGATGAACATCCACATGGTACAGGAGGAAGATTTATGGAATTAGCAGACTATAATGATTTTACAACTAGTAATATTTTATCTGAAGAATGTAAAGGTGATTTAATTAAGCTGTAAAGAAATGACTTCAACATCTAGGTATAGTAGCAATCTAGACAAGTCAGGATTTAGTCGTTATTGTTATCTAGGAAGGCACAAACTATGCAAAAGACATTGGAAAGTAAAAAGAACCGGCGAATTATGTAGTTGTACGTGCCATAACTAATGCTTTTATATTAGCCTTAAATAGGAGAATTACAAGTCTCTTGAGGAACAGGAGGTATACCGAGAGTTCCCTTGAGATATCCTTCAGAACTGCCTTAAAGGCACTCTCTTAGGATTTATTAAAAAGGTAAATTTAACAATATTGTGCGAGTTTCTTACATGCCAAAATCCAAATCAGACGTTCACCTCACACCTAATGAAGTCTACGATTTCATAGACGATGAGTGGTGTGTAAAAAATGTAAAGTCTAGATTAATGTTTGATCCTTGTCCTATTAATCCTAATTTTGATGGCCTTACTATTTCGTGGCAAGATTGGAATTATGTAAATCCCCCCTATGGCGATGGTAAGAAAGATGAGGGAGGTAATACGTTACTGGCCAGATTCGTCTATAAAGCTCTAACAGAATATAGGCATGGACATTCATCTATAATGCTTCTGCCAAGCAAGACAGACCAAGAATGGTTCCACTCAATAAAGAACTATCCTATTCATTGGTTTAATCACCGATTAAAATTTAAAAACAATAAATGGTCAGCCACACAACCTCATTTCTTGGTAAAATTATCATAATATAGTATTAGAAATAACTTTAACGAACCAGAAATCTTCTTTATATATGGGCTTTGTATCCCGACTAAAAAATGGATTAAAGGTATTACAAGCTAATCCTCCATATCGTGCTCCACCACGAGAAAACAATTCGTTTCGTGTAAATGAGATGAAAAGTATGTTTGAAACTATGGGATTATCACAGCCTGTATTCGGACCAGAAATTTCTACAGTAGGGTCTTATTCTAGAGAGGGATATACATCTAAAACATTTGACACTCCAGCTATAGGATTTAGGCAACAAGCTAAAACATTACAGGTTGACGAAGATGTCCAGCTAGCAATTAATCACTTATCGGCTCAGGTTACAGGAGGTCAGCATTATGTTAAAGGTTCAAGTGATGAGATTATAGAATATTTTGAAGATTTTGCAACGGATATGAGATTTGATACATTTGATACTGAGATGGTCAAAGAGTTGCTATGGTATGGTAATTCTATTTACAAACCACGAATGGGAATTGCCAATGTAAAATCCTTTGATGATTTAATGCATATTCCTATATCCTCATTGCAGAGAATTTGGTGGGATAGGCAAAGAATTCCATACAAGTATGAATTTAGAGGTACAGAATATCAAGGATATCATAATCCAGGTGAAATTATTCATTTTAAATGGAACCCTATTGACGCATCAGCCTTTGGCACAGGATTCGGAGTTACACTAACTGCTCCTAGATTCTTTGAAGAAGAAATAACAAATGGTGAAACAAAATCACGTTCATTGGCTTCTCCCATAGAAAGAAAATATGCCACTCAGAGAAGAATGCAGAAACTAGAATCAAGATACATTACAAGAAATATCTGGAAATCTGGTGCTGACCCTGAAGAAAGGCGTGAATTGCAATCACAAGTTTCTAATTTGGATGATGGTGAAGATATAATCGCAAGTGATAAACTAGAGGTAGAAGAACTAGGATCTCAACAACGTAATTTTAATGCTGAACAATTCACCGAAATTACTGGTGGTGTGATATTAAAAGGATTAAATGATTTTAGAGGTAAACAAGGCAGTAGTGAATCACATCAATATGCAAATGCTGAAACATCCGCCGTTCTAGATGAGATAGGATTATCCGCTTTCCCACCTGCAGTAATGGAGCAACTAAACGAATTTCTCTTTAAACCGTGGTATGAAGCTAATCCTATTCCTGATCCGTTAACTGGTGGAATGACTATCATTCCCTGGAAGGATACAGGATTTGAGATTAACTTTGGTGAGATTGAGAAAAAGGATATTCCAGTTGAACAAATGATTAAACTAATTGAGCTATTCATGAGCTCTGGAATGGCTACTGATCCTAATACTGTTTATGATTTGTTTGAGAATGCAGGACTACCAATTACTAAAGAACATAGGGTATCGATGGAGAATACGTATAATGACCCCACAGGCCAGATGGCTATGAATCAAGCAGGGTTGCAACCATATGCCGATATTGGTGGTGGCCCAGTTATTCCTAATGCTCAGCCTATGGGATTCCCCAACTTTAACAATCAAATAGCAGGAAGTCCGCCAATGGATAATCCCACCTATGACTCCATGTCTAGAGATGTGAGAGGAACACAACAAGGGCCATTTGTTCCAAACAGAGCTGACCCCCAACCATCTAATAAATCGCAAGACTGGGAAATGGGAACCTATGAATAGTTTTTTGTAAGATTAGTTGTTAATTTGGATAATGGATGAATTTACAAAGAAAATGGACATTGGACAAGGCACTACAGGTTTTATGGAATTTGCTCCCAGCCCAATTATTTCAGGAGTAGATAAAATTGTATTTTCTAATGGTGCAGAAATTAGAATTGATGGTGATGGATTGATTCTAGCAAATAAAGGGAAAACATACGCAGATTAAACCTTTTATATCTCAACTTTTTATTTTAATTGTCAATGAAGGCATATTCTAGGTTCACGCTCATTCTCATGCCTGAGGCCAATTAATAATAATTTTATATTCAATTATACATTAAACACATCATGGAAGAAATAGAAGAACTCCCTAAAATGTGGAGATTTAAAGGCGTTTGTTTTGATAAACACATCTATCCTACTCATGACGATGTATTGAAATTTGCAAAGAGTAAGGGATGGATTAAAGAGATTCCCAAAGAGAAATTAGATAGTGGAGTTATTACTGGAATATCTGGTACTGTGACATTTTCAGGCTCAACAAATAATGAAATTATCATAAATACAAATACTGCACAAAAAGAAAAGCCTAAAAAGAAATTTTCATCTAAAAATAAAAAAGGAAAGAAATATGTCGTATCCGAGTAATGGAGATTATGACCCCATACAAGAATTATGTGAAGCTTGCGGTGTAGACCCAATTACTCATCTAAATGATTCTACTCATCCTTTCACTCCATCTTCAGGAATTAACAGTCCATTTGATAGACAAGAGACAGTATCAGTTCCTGGAAGCTTGTCAGGTACGAATATTCATGCTAAGACACTTAATGAAACAATTTTCAAAGACATTCTAGATACTAAATTAAAGTGCCCTTGCAAATCAAAGAAACGGTAGTTCCTGCACCTGTGGGAAAGCCACGAATGACAAAGCCAGAAGCAGGTTATGTAGATCCTCCAATGAACGGACAGGGGATTAGATGTGGTAATTGTTCAATGTATGTGGATGAAGGGTTACCATTAGGAAACTGTACTAGTGTTACAGGAGATGTTCATGAGCAGTATGGAGTATGTGAGATGTGGGCTGAGAGAAGAACTAGACCTACTCCTGAAATGTCACAGTACCAGATATTCCAGTAATAACTCCACTAT